AGGCTAAAGGGATGAAGAAGATGGCTATGAAAAAGAAGAAGAAGTAATGCCATTTAGCAAATACAGTCCAAAACAAAAGAAGATAGCTAGGGTGGCTGCACCTCGTAACAAGATTACGGAGGCTGACTTCAAAGTATTAAGGAAATCAAATGCACAGGAAAATACTAACCGTCGCAAGAAAGCTTGAGCAAGCATCCAAGGCTCACGCCGGGCAAGCGAAGCTACTCAAATCACTCGTAAAGAATAAGAAAAAGAAGAAATAGAAAGCATAATATGATAAATAATCAACTGACAGGGCGTTCTACGATGAGGATTACATCGCCAGAACAAGTAGATATTTTTAAAACACCATCGCCAGATGAATTTAAACGGCGTCCAATTGATGCAAACTTGCAAGACAAGTTGAATCGCGAATATCGAGAAAGGAACATTGGAACCTCATTTAGTGCTAGAGCAGCTAGGCCAGGAGCAAAAATGAGAGGCACTCGTAAAAATACGTCAACATCTCCTTTTACGCGATCAGATGCAAACTTTAGTATAATGGGATTGCGAGGCCCAAGGGTGACGCAATACGTTAAAAATGTTAAGTAATGGCAAAGAAAAAGGCAAAAAGCGGGGGTAAGATATGCCCTGAAGGTAAGGCTTGGGCGAGACGGACGTTTGACACGTATCCGTCCGCTTACGCGAACCTAGCTGCGTCTAAGTATTGCAAGGACCCTAACTATGCCAAGAAGTCCAAAGGTGGTAAACGAAAGGGTAGATAATGGCTCAACTAAAAGAATGGCTCAAGCAGAACTGGGTAAGGATTGGAACTGATGGATCAATCAAAGGACCTTGCGGAACGTCGAAAGACAAGAAAAACCCTGACCGTTGCCTCCCTAAGAGAAAGGCTCTTAGTCTTACGAAAGCGGAGAGAGCAAGCACTGCTAGAAAGAAAAAGGCAGCAGGAGCCAGAGGAAAGACAGTTGTAGCTAACACACCTAGAGCAAAAGTAAGAAGTTAATAATGGCTGTAGTCACAAACTATCATAACGGAATGCCCTGCTATGCAATTAGTGGGGTTACTTCGTATGAACTACCTGCGTGTGAAGCCTCGGAGCCGTGTTACATTCGTAATGCTGGACCAGACATATTGGTAGTTTCTCCTGCGTCAGGACAGACTATTGGTTCTGGTGCATCTGCTAGCCTTTCACCTGATGACTGTATGTTAATTAACCCAATCGGAACTGACTGGGTGCTTATCATAAAATCTACTGATACACTGGGAATTAGCCAAATCGGTTATACAACAGGAACGGGTGGTTCCGTTACGCAGATAACAAGTGTAAATACCGCTGTAACTTTAAATAAGCCGTGTGGTAAGATTACTATGTTTGCCCACGACTTTAGCAACAACGATGTCCAATCCTTTCAGTTTAATAACAGCTTTATAAAGGAGGATGATGTTATTGTAACAAATATTCGATCAGGTAGCAACAAGCTTAACAGTCAAGTTGATGAAGTGCAGAATGGAAATTGCAACATTACGATTGCTGATCTTCATAATCAATCTACAGGAGTAATTAACGTCGTAATTAATTACGCAGTAATTAAAGGAGATAGCTAATGAGGAAGGAACACAAAAGTAAAAAGGGAGGACTGACTGCTGCTGGCCGTGCTTACTTCAAGCGCAAGACGGGAGCTAACCTCAAGCCCCCTGTTACGGAGTCCAACCCCAAGGGCAAGAAGCTAGCTCGAAAGAAATCATTCTGTGCTAGAATGGCAGGAGTCAAAGGTCCAATGAAGGACAAGAAAGGAAGACCAACACGTAAGGCACTAGCCTTGAAGCGTTGGAAGTGCTAATTATGGGATTCGGACAAAGAGCAGGTAAGTTTAATGAGTTAGGAGAAGTAATATCAATACGTCCTAACTCTGGAACTCCTATGACTGTAATTCAGTCATTTCAGATTCAAAGTAGCGGTCAACCTGCTAGTGTAATTCACGCAAGAGACCCTATATTTAAACCAGGAACGGAAACTGTATTAGAGTCCGATGCACTGTTTTTTATGCCTACAGAAAGTTATGATGCTGATGGAGTTCCTCAGTATACCCAACTGGTAATCAACGATGGATTTTCTAATCCATTAAAAGTTAGTGAGTACAACGAATACTTTACCATTACAAAACCAGGCACAATGTCAAGTGCCATTAGCTCTGTATCAACAGCTCGCTTTGGTTCAGAAGTTACGCCCAGCGTAGGTATTTCTCCAAAGTCTATAACAATTCCTCAAACATACAGAAGAGAAGGTCTTGTTGAAGTTTTTTTAACTACATCAAATGATGCAGACGCAGAAGTTGCTTATTCCGACGATGGCGTAAACTGGTGCAGTATGTCAATTTTAGATATTTTTGTTAATAGAATTGGGGGCGCAACAAGTGTTGCAAGCAAGTTTCAAACTTTTCCAAAATATTTAGTAGGAGCTGGTGCAACAAGAGTAGCTCAAGTAGGATTAGGGTCTCAATATTCAGCTAAAAGTAAAATTGAAGCAACTGGCTCAACCTCTTATAACACCAGTGGTATTTATAGATCAAAGGTAGTTCCATTTTTAAGAGATCAGAGTGGAACTCAGTATTTTTTAAAAACTAATGTAACATTTACTGGAGCTTCTGTTAATTCAAGTGCATCAGAGAACGGAAGTATTTCTGGTACACTTGGAGGAGCTTCAGAGGGATACAACGAGCATACGGCTGGCACTAGTCCTGTATATACAGCTACGCCTGTTATTTCATCTGATGCCTCTGTTCAGAGACACGTTGTTAGTTTTACTGTAAACGGCTCTGCTCAATCAATATCTAATCCAGCGATAGCACAACAACATACATTTACAAATATTGATGGAGCCAACAGCATTGAAGCTGTATTTGGATATAAAACCGTTGCTTCAAAGGCGGCTGGCGGTAGTGGCAGTGAAACAATTTCTCCTACAGGCGACATTTACAGAGCAGAGGGAGACAGTATTGATTTTACTTTTAGTGAAACTCCAGCATCAATAACTTATGATGGCGTTAATCAAACCGTAGATGGAGCAAAATTTGTTTTAGACGGTATTGTAGCCAACGCTGACTTTGTTGTTACCTTTACATAATGGATAATGAACTAATATACGGCGATCCTGAGAGTGATCCAATAACTAATCCAAACGCTTCTGATAAAGTTAACAATGAAGAGGGAGTATCTCTTGCCGAGATATATTCTAATGCGACATTGATAACATCTGAACCAATTATACCAGGAGAGGAGGTTAATTTTGAAACAAAACTTCCACCAGTAGCAGACATAAATGGGGCTGCCTCGGGGACTTCAAGTGGTTTGTCTGGTTTTTCTCAACAAACATTGGACATAGTTAAATCTGACAATACTGCTGGTCAAAAAATATTCTTAACTAAGTCCGTATAATGCCCAACGCTATTCTCAGAGCAGGACCATTTGCCGTTGGGGGCGATTCCTTTGTAAATCAACCAACATCTGCTTCAAACTCTACGTTGCCGGTAAACTGTGCAGGTAATGCTTGGGTTAGTGATAACTGGAAAAGTTATGTAAAAACTAGAAATAGTATTTCTACCGGAACTGGAACTACAATAGTCGAAAACTATCAAAACGGACCCACTCTAGAGGTTGAAGTATCTTCAAATGGAGTCGTGCAAAATCCTAACGGTACTGAGCCAGAAGAATCATTTGTTGAATTTAGATTTTCATATCAAGCTGCTGTAAGTTTTACAGTTCGATTTACGGCAACGGTTACTAGGCTAAGTACAACTTCTTCTGGAGATCAATCTGTTTCCTCTCAGTTTATAGCAAACGGGATAAATGTAAGTATAGCAGACACAGAGGGAACTCCTACAACTGTAACAAGGGATATAACCCTTAGTGCATCAGTAGTTCCTAGTATTGTTACGGCTAGCATTGAATCTTTTTCCATCGAAGGAGTAAGAAGCAAATCCCTTTTGAAAGTAGAACCACTTTAATTATTACACTTACACCTAACCCTTTATGATATAATACACCCTATGGACGAAGAAGAAGAGCTAGATATCACCCTTATCGGACAAGAAGAAGAAGCACCTGCTGTGAATACAGAGGGTGCTCTAATGGGAAGCATTCCTAGCGATAATTTAGTTAGTTTTGTAAATACTACAGGACAGCAATCAGACGCAATGACACAACTTGCTGATACAGCTTCAGCAAATATAGGAGTGCCTATGACTGGGATGCGCCCTATAGACCCTACAACGGGACAGCCTTTGTCTCAGAGAGTAATAGACGCAGCTAGTAGGGTTGGGCTTGATCTACCTCAAGCATCGGTTCCATTGCCACAACTGCCCTCTGCCGTTCCTGCCCTTCCCGCAGTTTCCACGGATCAACCACAAGCAGCCGTAAGCCCCTTCCTTCAGTCTCCTAATACACCTTCTGGTTTAGGTGGTCCACTCCTTCGCGGGTTTGAAATGGCAAGTGACGCATCACCCCTACCGGATGCACCAATGGGTCAAGATGCAACGCGTGCTGCTCTTGGAGGTATGACACTTAACGAATACCTAAATGCTCCTGCTGGCACTCCAGGTGTCTCTGGACTACGCACAGACCCACAGGGTCGTATGGTTCCAAACATTGCACAATTCCAAGCGCAACCTGAAGTTGCACAACCTGTGGTTGATAGTGCCGCTTCTTCTGCTACTACACAACCCCCCATCGATGCCTTGTCATCCTTTGAACGGGACAGCCTAGCTAGACAACAAAGAATCGGTGGCACTGGAAGTTTTGCTGGTGACAGTGCAGCGCGTGAAGCTAGACTTGCGGAGAGAGACAGGCTACCAGGTGAAACTCAAACAGAAAGAGATACTCGTATAGCACAAAGTAGAACCACTGGTGGACAAACAGGGGGCTTGTCCTTTGACGACGCAAGGCGCAGAGCAGAGGGTCAACTAGCCGCCAGGGGAGTAAGAAATCCATCTGCATCTCAGGTCAATGCTTTAGCTAGAGGCATACAGGCTGCGGAGCCAGAACGCCTAGCAGAACTAGCAACTCAAAGGGCTAAGGATGATATTACAATTGGAGAAAGCCAAACAGTTTTAGCCGATAGAGATAGTTTTAATACCTCAATATCTAACTCCACTTCAACTGGGGGTGCTGTTGACTATAACAAAGCCCTGAATGAATATGTAAAAGGCGGGGGTAGCAATAGGGGTTATCTTGAGTTTTTACGCAAAGGACAAGAGTTAGAAAAAGAAGCAATAGATGCCGGAAGAACACCAGAAATAAAAGTTGTTGAGGTAGGTGGATTTAAGGCATTACTTCAAGATGGCCAATACATGACCGGGACAACAGTTGGGGGAGATGAACTTAACACATCTGCAATTCGTACTTTAGAGGGCAAAATTGAATTAATTACAGATGCAGAAGAGGACTATTTTTCTGGCGACCCTGAGCGAAAAAGAAGGGCAGAAAGAACAATAACTGCCCTTGACATTAAGGGTGATTTCGGTGCTCAGTTAACAGCAAAGGATTACTTTGAACCTGATGCCAACGACAACTCTAAGACTTTTGATCCTGATGCATTGACGGGTAAGGACAAAGAGGCATATGATTTTGCAATCAAAAATCCCAATGCCCCGCAGTCAGCCTCAATTTTAAGACTTCTAGGAGCAAATTAATATGGCTTTTGATCCTGACGCATATTTGACCGAAAAAGGTCAAACTGTTGCTTTTGATCCAGATGCATATTTGGCTGAAAAAACATCTGACGATACTGCAACTTCCTTTGATCCTGATGCCTATTTAAATGAAAAAGAAATAGAGCAAGAAGCTGAAAGAAGTTTACTAGATACAACTAGGGTTTTAGCGGATGACTTCTCTAACCAGTTTAATAATAGTATAGCAACACTTGCTGGTGCACCCGTTGATTTAATATCCTTTGGACTCAATAAGGTTTCTAATGCTATCGCTGATAGAGACATTGTTACAAACCCCATAGGAGGCAGTGAGTCTATTAGAAAAGTTATTCAAGGTTTATCTTTAGGCGCACCAGTTAGAGACGAGCCAGCAAGAACTAAAACAGGTCTAGTAGGACAAGTTGCTGGAGAAACGGCAAGCTTTACTTTGCCGCTTTTAAAAGTAGCACAAGTGGCATCTAAAACTCAAGCGACCACTAAGGCTGGTGAGATAGGAGTAAATCTTGCTAAACAGTTTACAGATGAAGCCACTAAGAACACTGGTAGATTCTTGGCTGTTGAGTCAGGGGCAGTAGCAGGTGCATCTGGAGGTAGAATACTTTCAGAAGAAAAAGACTTATCTCCTGGTGCTGCAATAGCAGTAGAGGTTCTCACTGGTTTAACTGGAGCCTTAGCAGGAGATAAAACCTTTGGTCTAAGTAAGACCTTAATCAATAAGGCCAAGGGGAAGACTGCACAAGAAATAATGGAAAGTGTGGCTAGTGGAAATATAAGCTACAAGGACTTAACATTTACTCCCAAGGAAAGACCATTATTCAAAGAGGGAGGAGCATTTAATATTGATGAGTCCCTTCCAATTACAAGATCAGAAACAAAACCTAAAGACGCTTTAAAAGGTTTTGAACCAGCAGAATATACATATAGAAAAACCGAAGAAGGTAACTTTGAAATACTTAAAGATGGCGAGTCATTAGAGGGTATGCAAGATATGTATAGAGTCAAAGCTACCAGCGAAGAGCAAGCCAAGCTACATATTAACTACAATAAAAAAACAGACTCAGACCTTTTTAAATATGAAAAGCAATTTGATCCAAAAAATGTTCCTAAGTACTACGAGGATATTCCTACCGATGACTACGTTAAGACTAAGATAAGACAATCAAAGGAAAAGGGTTTAAACGAATTTGGAATGGTTGACCAGTCATCTGTAACTGGAGGTATAGATACCATACGCCTACCTTTATCTCAAATAAAGAATCTAAGGGGAAGAATGGGAGAGCATAAATTTGTAAATACTAAGCTGTCTTATGATAGTAAAGGACAGGCAAAAGTAGATGCTCTTGCTAAAGAACTTGCAAGGGATGGTAAATTTAAAAGTAAACCTCTTATTGGCATCTTTTATGATGGACGGCCACAGGTTATTGAAGGAAACCATAGAATTGCTGCTGCCATACAAGAGGGTATTCCGATTGATGTCGAAATAAGATATTTTGATGGGAGCAATTATTATGCTAAAGAGGGTTTTTTACCCACTGAGTTGGGTAACATAGCTTTAGACTCTTCAGCAAAACCAGTTGTTAATCCTGGAATCGTAAGGCAGAACTTTGATGAAGCTAGGCGCGAAATAGCAGAGAACCTTCTCGCAACACAACGCACTCAGTTAGCATTGGATGCAGGTAACTTAAATAACTACGCACCCGGTTCTAAGAAAAAGCCTACTCGTCTGTTCAACAGGATTAACTCTTGGCTGGCTCCCTCTAAAGTAGTTGGTAGACAGATCATGAACGAGATTGATCAGGCTAAGGGTATTATACGAGAAGCCGAGTCCGTAGGTATTAGGGCATACAATGCAGTCGAGAGAGTAAAGAAGGCGAACCCAAACAACACTGCTGCAATAGATAAAAATGTTAACGACTTTTTACTAGGTGGTGAATTAGACCCATCATTAGTGCCTATACAGACAGAGTTATCCGCATGGAGGACATCAACCAATAAACTTCAAGAGAGATTGATTGGTGCTATGGATGACCAAGCCTTTATGGACTTGTCTCCAGAAATAAGAAAGGGTCTTAGAAGAGCTATTGAAGGTTCTATGGGCGATGAAGCAGGATACTTAACCACTCCCTATAGATTATTTGAAGACCCAGACTTTAAGCCCAACCCTGAACTAGAGAGGGCTGCCTTCAAGGAAATAAAATTAAAGCTAATTGAATCTGGTATGCCCTCCGGGAAGGCTGCCATTAAGGCACGAGAGAAAATCAATGATTTAAGAGGTAACTCTGCTAAAACGAGAGAACTAGAATCAAATGGAGGAATCAGACCAGTAGCATCTGAAAGTATTTTACGTCAACGCACTTTTCCGGGGCCAGCTGAAAAAAAATGGTTGGGTGAAATAACTGATGCTGCCCAGAGAGCCTTAATTACCTCTAGGAGACTATCTAGGTTAGCGTCTGCCAAGGCAGAGGACGCAGAGATAGCCAATCTCTTATTAGACAGTGGTGTTGCTAGTAGAACACTAAAAGAGGGTCAAGTTGAGCTTAAGCTAAAAACTGTTTCTGGGAAAACTCGTATATACGTTGATCCAGAAGTTGCTGATTCTATCTACAAGTTAAGATATGGTCAGATGGTCAATCAAGGGGTTAGAAACCCAATGGCTAAATTAATTGACGCTTTCTTTACCGTCAACTTCTTTTCAAAGTTTACCAAGGTTATAGGTAATGTAGGATCGTATCCCGTTGCTGCACTAGGTGCTGTTACTTCAACCCTTTCAAACGCAGCCATTCCTAATTTTTCTGGTATCCGAAGAGCCGTTGCTGGTTTTAGAAGTTTAGAAAACTTTGTCGCTGGAAAAACCCCAGAAGCAAAGAAAGAGTTTTACGCAGAACTCGATAAAATGGATTTGTATAATCTTCGTCCTAAGAGTGTAGATGCTGCGGATATGGAAGCTACCCTAAAGAGGGGGCTTGGTATATTTGATAAATTTCTTTCAGGTAAAAAAGTAATTGATATTGGTGGAAAGGCTTACTCTGCCGCTGATGTTGCCTTACGTTATACCACATGGAAGGCAACTCAAAAGCAACTAGCCAAAGTTTTTCCTGATTATACCACAGAACAAATAGAGGCTGCTGCCGCAAGAATGGTAAATGATACGTTCCCCAACTATGATAAGTTAAGTGACGTAGTAAGAGCAGGGGCTAGAGTTATTTTTCAACCATTCATTGCTCACTTCGCAGAGTTAAGCAGAGTATCTTACAACCAGGGGAAGTTTGCTTTGCAAATGCTTAGGGGCAATTTTGGTAGAGACTTTGGACTTGATCCAGCAAGGGCTAGCAAATCTGCCATGAGAATACTGGGAACAAAACGATTGGCAGCTTTTGCCGCGTTTACTGCAGGAGCAAAAGTATTGGTAAACCAAAAGAATGAAGAGGGTGGTCTTGATGATAATTCTGTTCAACAATTCAAAGAATCTGTATTGCCACCTTGGATGGAAGCTACAACTCCTATCATCAAACCAAATAAAGATAATCCAAGAAGAGGAGTTTTTGTGCCACCAGAATACCTCATTCCTCAACTTGCAATGGCTGACTCTTTCGGTGCTGCTATCAATGGACAGCCGTTTGAGGATTCTATGTCTATACTTAAAAACAGAATCTTCTCTGAAAGAGGATCATTGGCACTCCAGGCAGTTACAAAAATTGCAACTGGCAAGGACGAAAGAGGAAGGGAAATTTATATTGACCCTAGTTTTTCTGCCAAAGCTAAAACTATAGGAGAATCACTTTTTGATGACATTGTTAAACCGGGAACATTTAGAACGGTTGAAAGATTTAATAATGCCATTGATGGAATAGGAGACAGAACGGTAGCACAAGAAGTTCAAAGTTTATTTGGCTATAGGGTGTATACTTATGATACGGACGTAGCTTTTAGAAGTAAGTTTCGTGAGCAATCTGCCTTGATGAATAGGGCAAAGGGAACATATACATCTGCTTTTAGAGACAGAGCCAAGGGAGACATAAGTCAACAAGAATTAGAGTCTACTTACAATGAGATGAATACTGCTCGTAAAAACAGATTAGACTTAGCGAGAGGCCATTACGAAAACATGGGGATGGAGCTATTGAACTACACCCTAGATGAAAAGATTGGAATTATGAAAGAGGGTGGTCTATCTAGTTTAGATATACTAGACATCATTGGTGGAACATACACCGATATGCCCAGAAACATAACAGACAAGACCAAGGATCGGTATGATGAGATACCAGGAGATTTAAAGGCTAAGGGTAGATCAATAATCAGCTTGCCCAAGTCTGACCCATACAGAGAGAAGCTTGGATTATACCACAAAAAACAGATAAGGGCAGAAGGTAAAAATATTGACGCAGTTGATAGCTTAATAATATCTCTTACTCCTGAGCAGACGGCTGACCGTTTAATATTAATTGGTGCAGACAAAAACCCAAAAATTCTTGAAACCTATCTGAGTAAAGACCCCGCAGCATTAGAGATTAAAAAAATACTGAAGGTTAGATCAGGCAACTAAAGGTAAAAGGTGTCAGCGTCGTGGTTGGAAGGCTGGCTGACGGCAACCCTATATAGGCGACATGTAATAAAGAAACCTTTCCGGAGCACTCACGACTTACTCTTTTTGCAGTTAGGACACTAACAAAGTTATTCTCGCTCTTCTGCGTTAGATAAGAGACGATGTTGAAGCATATCAATCTTATTTTTTAAATTTTCTATATCCTTGTTTAGTCTTTCGTTCTGTGCAGTCAGAGCCTCGCATGATTTAGTCATAGCATCTAAGCCTTTTGCCAGAATTACTTCAGAGTTAATATTGTATACGGATGGAGTTTTTGTTTGTTGCATTTATTTATTATGTGAAATTGGTTGCCACTTGCCTGAGTCTTGTTCGATCCACTCAAACAGATATGAAAGATCATCGTTAGACAAAGGTTCGTCGGACTCAAGGTAATATATGCCATTGACCTCCGGGTCGCGTGATGACGGTGCGTCAGCCTCAAACTCTACAATGACATTGGTTATACTACCAGTGTAGTTGTCCATTTCTAGCTTGTGTTCGTACATCATATTTATGCCTTTGTATGTTTGGGATCAGAGCGAGCCATCTCATACTCGTCGTCGTTCATCATTTGATCAAGAAGTTTATTGAAAAACTTTCTCCATTCTTCTTCTGTGATAAGTCCGTTAGAAAAATCAAACCACATCTGGTCATACATTTCGTAGGTTATTCTGGTTTCTTCAGGCATAGTGATTAGATAAACATTGGTTCAAAGAAAGCGAGCTTAGGTGAGTATACTACACCGCATCCAAGGATTGGCTTGGCAGCGTAGACACGCCCGTAGTTCATGGCAGGGTGGTGATGATCTACCCCACAGCCTACATTCATACCAAAGACAATATCATCCTGGTTGGCGTGGTAGTTGATACCAGCCTGTGCGTGGAGGTGACCCATGACTAAGGATTTGAACTGGGCTTGTGCGTTCTTCAGAGCCGACATTTGTCCTCCCTTCTCCTTGTCTCCGTGTCTGTATATGACTCCATCAATTACTAGGTCTGTGAACCTAGGGTGTATAGTCCACCCGTCAAGACCCCACAATGTTTTGAAGTTAAGTATTACCTCTGGTGGTAGTCCAACGCTCTGTGCCTTACGCTCTGGTAGGGCTGAGTGATTGCCTACGAGATAGTCTACCTCTGGGAAAGCCCTGTGTAGTGCTCTAACCTGCTTGGCTGCTGATACAAACTCGTCTGCTGCGCTAGGCATGGATGGGTCTTTTTCGTGGAAGCTGATAGCGTTCCAGTCTACCAGGTCACCAATATGAACTACCCGTGTGCATTTATGCTTGTGGAAGATGGATAATAAAAAGTCTATGTAGCCGCTGTGCATGGCAGGGCAATGGGTATCTGCTATGACCAGGACTCTCTCGTTACCCTGTGCAGCAGGGACAGTAGCCTTGTATCGCCTAATCTTAGAGCGCACAGCCTCTGCGGTTGTTCCATAGTCTTCAGCGATTTGATGGTAACTAAAACCTTCTAGATAGAGGTTATAGGCTTGCTTCTGTGTTAGGTTTTCCTGTGTCATATTTATTTTAGTGAGAGTTATAAAATGTCATGATTTAAATTTGAACCCCTTCCCATTCTACTGTGGGTCTACTCTTGTGAAACTGCTAAGAGGAGTCGGAGCTTAACCGATGGAGTCACGAAGACTATGTATCCATCGGCACAAACTTAAATCATGTGTAGAAAATTATTCAACTAAATCTGCCTATGTGGTTTTGGAAAACAAACTTACCATACTGGTCTCGCTCGCCTTCACGTTGCTTTGCTATGTTGTATTTGATAGAGATGTGTGTGCCGTGGACAGGATCATTGTGGACTGTGGCTTCCTTTGTATCTGAGCCATTAGGCCATAGCAAGAGAATAATGTCTGCGTCGTTCTCAATGTCCCCGGAGTCTTTCAAGTCATATAGGGTAATACCAGTTTCGCGTTTGGCTCCCTCTCTGTTTACTTGTGCTAGCAGTATAACAGGTAGGTCTAACTCCATAGCCATAAGTTTTATCTGGTGACTAACCTCTGCGATGCCGTCATGCTTCTTTAATTTAGTGTTCCAAGGGACAAGTTGCAAGTAGTCTATCACAATCCATTCAATGTGGTGCTTGCGTTTATACATACGAGCGCGTGACCGAAGTTCATCTATGTTCCTGACGTAGTGCTCTGTGTATATGGGGGCGTTCTCTACCCTTTCGGTAGCATCCCACACCCGCTTCTGTTTCTCTGCGGATAGCACACCCTCTTGGAACTGGTGGAGGTTCACGGCAGAGCAGGTCTGTATCATACGCTTTGCTAGACTCTTGGCTTGCATCTCAAAGGAGAAGTATAGACCCGGCTTGCTGTGGGTCACACCATTCTGTAGGGCTACGTTGAGGGCGATACAAGTCTTACCACAGGAGGTGGGAGCAGCAACAACCATAACCTCTCCGTTGGCTATGCCACCAGCACTAAGCTTATCGTCTAGTTGCTTGATCCTAGTTGGCAGGGCGAAAGTATCGTAGGTTCCCTCCTGCATCTTCTTAAAGTCCTCACGTAAGGACTCAGCGGCTACTCTGATGGACGGGTCAGTAGCAGAGTTGTTATCTAGGGTAGCGGTAACAGCCCTTTCGATGTCAGCAATGATTACGTCTGGGTCTTGGTTCTCTTTCGCTGATTCAATGGCGATGCGGGAGGTGCGAATGATCTGACGTAACTTAGACTTCTCTTTTATAATCTTGGCATAGCTTCCTATCTGCATAGAACTACTAGCCTGATTCTGTATATACATTATGGTGCTGAGTCCACCTGCTTCCTTGTCTGTGCCTTCACGCTTTAGCAACTCATCAAGGTCGAGTTCAGAGAACTCTTGACCAGAGGAGCATAACTTAGATATAGCCTTGAAGATTACTTTATTGGAAGTGCCGTAGAAATCGTCTGCGTTGACGATGGTGCTGATGCTGTCATAGGAAGCATTGTCTATTAAGCAACAGGCCAGCAACGCCTCTTCTGCTTCTAAGTTATGAGGTTGATCCATTCTTTTCTATAATTTTAATAGCTTTTTTGTTTAGTTCTGATACGATGTTGAGAGTAGGTTCTGGTCTATCATCGATCCAGTTGCCCCTCATGATTGAGTCTCTTAGGACGGCAAGACCTGTTATGGCATGGGAGATATGGTGCAGTCCAGAGTCTGGGTCTTCGTTCTCTCCTTCATACCAGGCGGCTAGGTGACGGAAGGCAGCATCATAGTATACGGAGCCTCTGACACCTGCTTCACGCCAGTTGAACCTGCCATACTTCAAGTCTCCGTGTAGCTTCACAAGCCCTGCTTCAAGTAGCACGTTGGCTGGCATACCTGATAGCGGCACTTTCTTTATGCCACAAGCATCTTTAGGGTTAGTCTTTTTAACCATGATAAAATAAAGCCCCGCCCCCGGAGGGGAAGGGCTAGCCCCATATGCCTAGAAAGGGTTTGCGATAACTTCAGGCTCCGAGTAAGCAATCTCTGGCTCACTCTCTTCCTCGTCATCGTCCTCAGTGGGCTTCTCTACCTTGAGGTAGGAGGACAGGTATTCCTGTAGCGTTCCATCCATCTTGTCTGCTTGAAGAGCAGCCTCGTTGGATAGTGTGTTGGATACAATGTTAAAGACTGGCCTGTTGTAACTAACAGCACCCTTGCGGTCTTCGACTGCCTCGGTAACTGCTACAACGATGTCTCCTTCTAATTTATTGGAGCCACCAACCTTGTCCTCAAATTCAATCCATGCTGTAAGAGCACAGCCCTTGAGTTGAAAGTTAACAAGCTCGTAGCCCTCGCCAACCTTAGCCATAGCGTAGACAGACTTGGTGAACTTAACGCCATGCACAGTCTTTACTTCAGACCAGATGCCTGTGGCAACGATACCTTCCTTATTGCGGAGAGTAAGTTTGTCTCCTACAGTATAGACTTCGTTAGCCCAGATTGCACTGTTCTTTCTGTCGTCCCATCCCTTGGCGGTAATGAGTTGGTCGAGGATGATGAACCCTGTGTCTTGTGGTAATGTTTTAGACGCTTGGGCTTCTTTATCGTAAAACTCCCATGCGGAAGCTTGTGTGTTCCATTGAAGGAACTTGGTAGCAGGGTTTGAAGACCCTGTTGATCTTGGTTTAGTTCTAGACATAATAT